AGCGGAGTTGAACCCGCATCGACCAGCGCTCCGGCTTGATAAAAAGGGGAGGTAGCGATGATGGTCATGGGTGGCCTTTCTGGGTTGCGCAGGTTGAATTCGGCATGCTGCTTTTTAACCTGCGCGGCGGAAACGGTTAACCGCCCGCGCTTCCGTTTTTGTATTGCCCGGCGTCGATGGCCTGCTGGCGGACGCCGCGAATCTGGCGGTCGGTGAGGCCGAAGCGTTCGGCGGCCTGCTGGGTGCTGAGTCCGGCCATGAGGTGGCGGACGATTTCGGCGTTGCGGCGGCTGCGGTCGTAGGCGTCGGTGCTGGCGATGTAGTGGGTGCTACGACCCTCTTGCTGGCGCAGCGCCAGTTCGTAGCGCTGGCGCTGTTCGTCGGTGAAGATGTCGGCGCCAAGCTCGGCGCGGAGGGTTGCTGCCAGGGTGTCCATGATGCGGGTGAGCACGTCCATTGATTACCAGCCTGTGGGTTGACGTTTGGGGAAGGCCACGCGCGTGCCGGGCGCGGGCTTGAGGGGGACGGCGACGGCGGCGGGCTGGGCGTCGACCGATGCCGGAATTACGGCATCGGCCTGCCCCGGCTCGCCCGCTTCCAGCACCGCCCGCGCCCGCGCGAACCAGCCCGGGTCGGGCTTGCCGTTGCGGAAGCGGCCGATGTTCACTTCCTTGTGCTGGCCGATTGCCCAGCAGCCGGTTATTCCATCCAAAGGCTCGTTACGCTTGTAGCGCGCGCCTTTTTTGACCTCATACCGCTTGGTCTCCGGGTTGTAGACCTCGGACAGCAGGCCGTCGAAGTAGTCGGTCGGCAGGCCGGCGGGGAAGCGGTAGCGGCGATCCTCCACCGGCAGTGCGCCATCGGCGACCAGGTGGCCGTAGAGGTAGTCCTTGCAGAACTCGGTGCCGATGTTCCACACGCAGTAGCCAGACTTGACGGTCTTGCCGCGGCGGTCTTTGTCGGGATAGCTGCCGCTGGTGGCGATGGCGCGGCCCATGCGCGAGGTGCTGCCCTGGCAGGCGTAGACGCGCACGCGCAAGTCGGCGCGCTGGACGAAGGTGCGCACCTGCTGCCCCCGGTGGCCGCGGCTGTCGACGCCGGCGGCGCGGATGGCGAGCGGCCGCCCCCAGGCGTTCGTGCGCGGCGCGTTGAGCCAGGCGGCGGCTTCGTTCCACACCTCGGGGCGCGCGGTGTCGCCCTGCACCTGGTGCCAGTCGATCAGCCGGTAGCCGCCCTCGTGCCAGCCGAGCAGGTGGCAGTCGAGCCAGGTGTCCTGCGTGTCGATGAAGGCGGTGAGCGCGACCACGCCGGGCGGGATCTGCATCAGCTCGTGGTCGATCTCCATGCGCTTTTCGAGTTCGTTGGTTTTGAGCGCGCTGGTCTGGTCCTCGAATCCTTCGGCGAGCATGGTGTTGACGAACACCTTGAACGTGGATGGGTCGTTTTTGCTGAGCAGAAACTCATGCGCCATGTCGAGCCAGCTCGGGCCCAGGGCAATCGGTGAATACAGGTTATTGGCGTGGTAGCCGCGGCGCAGCGTCACCTCGGGCTTTTCCGGTATCCAGATGCCGTCGTTGAGCAGCTTGGGTTTGAAGTGTTCCTGAATGCCGTGGCCGCACGCATCGCATTCGTATTCCGCCCACGCCGGCGGATTGTGGGTCTGGTCCCATTTCAGGTTCGACCACTTGAGGTGCTGCGCTGCGCCACATGCGGGGCAGTGCACGTGGTAGCGGCGGCGGTCGGACTGTTCGTATTCGATCAGGATCAGGCTGGCGTGCAGGATCGTCGGGGTGGAAATCTTCAAAAACTTGTAGCGCGGAAATCCCTTAAAGCGCCCACGGAACAGCCCCACCGGCCCGCCCTCGACGCCGATCTCCCACGGGAAGCGGTCGAGGTCGTCGACGTAGCCCTTCTTGGCCGAGACCTGCGCGTAGCTGTTGGACGAATTGCCTCCGCCCAGAAACAGAATGCCGCCAGGGAAATCGATGCTCTCCTTGCTGTTGGCGGCGTCGCGCGACTTCATTCCGCCAAGCAGATCGCGGATCACCGGCGTTTCCATCAGCAGCGGGTTGAGCTTTTGTATCTTCCACTTGTCGCGGCTTTCCAGCGTCGGCATCAGCCCCAGCATCGGCGCCGGCGCGTGGTGCATCGTGTAGCCGATCCAGTTGGTGGTGATCAGCGTCTTGCCGAATTGCGACGGGAACACCAGCGTCACCTCGCGCACCGGCGAAAAGTCGGACAGCGAATCCATGATCTCGCGCATCATCGGATGCCGCGAGGTGCGGAAGTTGCCAATCTCGCCCGAATCCTTGCTCGATAGCTTGCGGTATTTGTCAGCCCATTGCGACACCGTGAGCCGGTCGCGCGGCTTGACGGCGAGGGCGAGGCGTTCGAGGCAGTGGGTGATGGAGAGGGGGAGGGCGGCGGTCAAAACGTATCCTCTGGGTGAATTGCCGCGTGCGAGTCGCGGATGTCTTTCTTGATCCAAAGCTGCTGCCGCCTTAACGACGCTTCAGCGTCTGCAGCGCAGGACTTGTGAACCGTGTATCCATAGTGAGTGATTGGGTCTATTACGCTGGCAGAGTGCAGATTCCTCAGCTTTCTGCCGCAATGCCAACAGAAAGACGGGCCGCGTGCTTTGGCGGTTTCGTTTAATGGGAAGTCAGGCCCGGATAGTTTCGCGTCGGTCATACGAACAGTCCAAGCTGCTGCCTGCTATTGCAGCGAAAATAAAGCGGGTCGCTCAATTCGATGGCGCGGTAGTAAAGCGGGCAGCAGCTCCAGCGCGGCGTCGGCTGATTCCATTCGTCCTTCCACACGCCTGGCGCTACAGTTTTCAGGTTGTTCAGGTAATGCATGTCGCTATGGCCATCCTTGATTGGCTGCTTGTTTTCATCCAGCCCCCATCGCTTGCACTGCCACTGTTCCGGACCTTCCGCATCTTCTGCAATCACACGCACGATCTCCATGCAGTAGCTGTAGCCACGCCCAGCGGGGCGAATGAATGAACCCGGCATCGGTGCGGTCATGCGAACAGGCCCAGCTGCTGCCTGCTATTACGCTCGCGACAGGTAGCACCGCACGTTTTACATTTCCTCACCACCACTGCCCCAGAAAACCTTTCCCCATCGATGACAGGAACGCTTCCACCCCCGCAAAACGGGCATGGCATAACTAGGTCACGAGGATCGTCGGCAAGCGCTAGGGGTTTTATGGGTTGTTCATCCGCCGTCATGCCGCTTTCCTTTCCTGCGCCTTGCGCTGCAGCTGGTCGTGCACCGTCTGCAGCACGTCCTGCGCGGCCTCGCTCAGGGCGGCGTGGGTTTCTTCGATCGATTGCAGCGGATGCACCACCGGGGCCAGCCGGTCGGCGAGGTTCTCCATCAGGCCGCGCAGGGTGGCGCCGAGGTCGTCCAGGGCGAACTCCACATCCTCGCGGGCGATGAGGTTGCCGGCCATGGTTTCGCGTGCCATCCGCGCCATGTCGGCTTCGTGCTCGCGCTTGTTGGCCTCGGCACGCTTGAGGCGCAGATTCAGTTGTTCGATTCCTTCGAACAACTCAGGCGGCAGGTCGGCTGGCGGCTGCTTGGCGGTGCGCGCCTCTTCGAGCTGCAGGACATGGGCACGGTGATGCGCTGAGGGGCTTGCCATGGCTTCGATCTTGGCAAGGGAGGCATCCACGTCCACCAGATCGCCGATAAGCACGACACGGCCATCCTGGACGGCCCGGGTGACGCTGGAACGGTTCCACCCCAGACGGCGGGCAAAGTCGGCGCGGGATTCGGTGGTCATTTCGCGCCCTTCACGGCTGGCTGGCTGGTGACCATATCGGCCAGGCTGACGACGTGCCGCCCCGGCATGGACTCGCTGCCAATGCTGTGCCCGCCCTCTGTTGCGTAGAACCCGACCCCGCCTGCAACGCCGTTGCGGATGGCGGGGTTGATGGCGTCTGCGCCGAAGGCTTCGCGCAGCTGGTCGACCCAGGCGGCGATGGTGGGCATGGTTTGGCGCAGGGGTTTGGCTTGGGGTTGGCTCATTGAATCCATCCGGTTTGTAAATCCACGGCAAAATCCACCGGCAATCCACCGCTTTTCGGCTTTAAACCCTTTAATCCACTCAATCCACGGTATCCACTGGTGTAAATACATACGCGAGGCAACACACGTTTGTGGAGTTGTCCCGCGTTGCGCTCGTGTGCGTATGTGCGCGGGTCGGCGTGGATGGCGTGGATTGAGTGGATTACATGGGTTGCGGGTGTGTTTGGCGTGGATTGCCCGTGGATTGCCAGTGGATTCATTGCTGGACACCCGTCGCGGCTTCGAATGCGAAAAAACACGTAGTGAGCCATTCGGCCTTGCTGCCGCACAGTTCGCGCGCCAGGCGGTGCTGGCCGCTGCTGGGCGGGGCGCGCTTGATGGCGTCGAGCATGACGGCCTCGCCTGGCACGACCATCTTGCGGTTCTTGACGGTCTTGTCGATGAGGCTGACCCAGGTGGCGTCGGACTTTCCGGCCGCCCAGCCGCCCTGTTTGGCAAAGAAGTTCATGAAGTGGTTGGCGGGCCGGGGGCGGAATTCGCCCTGGCGCTTGCACCATTCCTCATAGACCCGATACAGCGACGAGCCGAGGCAGGGGCAGAACGGCACTGGATCGCCGTCGCGGCCTTCGACCTGCAGCTGCTGCCATTCGCGCAGAAACCGCTCTTCGCTCGACAGGCCAAGGTCGATCAGATCCTGCTTGGCTTCGGTCATCGGCGGCTTGGTCCAGGGCTTGAAGTCGCCAAGGTCGAGGTTCAGCAGGTAGTGGTGCAGGGCGGCGATGCCGCCGTTGTCGATCTCTTCGTTGACCTGGGTGAAGAAGTCCTCGTCGGGTTTGGGCGGGGTCCAGATCACCAGGTGGCGGCGGTCGTCGTTTTCCAGAATCATCGGCTGCCGTTCGTTCGACAGGAACACGATGTTCATCTGGTTCTTTTCGGTGTGGGCGGCGACGTTCTTGGGGTTGACGCGGATGGTGCTGCCGGTGATGAAGCCCTTGAGCCGGTTCTTGACGTGGTACATCTCGACCTTGGCCATCACTTCGTCGCCGACGATGAACAGCTTTTTCTCAGCCCAGTCGGCGTTGAACTTGTCCTCCAGCGCGTCCTGCCCCAGCACGCGGCCGTAGGTGCCATAAATGTCGGCGACGGCTTCAAAGAAGCGCGACTTGCCGGTGCCCTGCGGCCCATGGATCAGGATGGCGCTGTGCATCTTGGCCCCGCGATGCTGCAGCGGATAGGCCAGCCAGCACAATATCCAGTGGTAAATCTCGCGCGCGTTGCTGTCCTTGCTGCACAGGTAGAACAGCAGCTCGAGCAGCATCTGGCACGAACCTTCACGCGGGGTGGTTGGCCAGCCGCCGAACATGTTGCACTTGACGCTGCCGTCGCGTTCGGTCGGATCGAAGCCGATTTCATGGTCACGCGCGACGCGCCAGCCCGGGTGCTTTTTGAGCTCGTCCCAGCCATGCGACGGCAGCAGGTTGAGCACGTCATCCTTGTGCACCAGGCGGCGCTCGGATTCGTCGAACAGCGCCTTTCCGCCAAGCCCGTAGGTGCCCCAGAAGCGCGCGGCGGCTTCGTCTATCGTCAGACGCGGCGCCATGGCCACGCTTTCCCCGCCCCCCTCAGTGTGGAGTCCCGCGACGTTACGCTCGGGCGCGGACCACTTCAGGTCCAGTAGGCGGGCCTCGATCTGGCCGCGCACGGCGTGGACGCCTTCGATGGCCTGCAGGTCGTTGAAGTCGGTGTCTTTGCCGATCCCGATTTCAGCCAGCAATGACGCCACCCGCTTTTTGGCTGCGTTTTGTTCTGGCCCGGATAACCCCATGGAACCCGGGAGCGGATCGCACTCGTTGATCCGCGCGCGCGCTGCCTGCTGTTTTTCATCTGAAAGCAACGGCATGACCCAAGCGCCAGACACCGAGACCGCCGCCGTCTGAGCTGCTGCGATCCCCGGATTACCTGCCGTCGCGTAGTCGTCATCGGCGCACACCAGAATCTTGGCGCGCTTGTAGTGTTTGTGCAGTTCGGCGGCGACGTGCACCAGGTTGCCGGCGTCGAACGCGACGGCGACCGGCAGGCCGGTGGCTTCGAACAGGCTGGCGGCGGTGGCGTAGCCTTCGGCCACCAGCACGATCCACGTCGGCATGCCGCCGATCAGGTGAAAGTGGCCCTGCTTGGCCAGGCCGGCGGGGAAGTACTGCTTCTCCAGTTTCTTGCCGCGATTCTTGCCGCGAATGATCTGCAGGCCGTGGACCTTGCCGCGCACATCGAGCATTGGCACCAGCATCGTGCCATGGCCGTTGGGGTCGAACCGCACCCCATGCGCGCCGACGTTCTTGCGCGTGAGGTATTCCGACTGCCCAGCCGTGGTGTAGGCATGCCACACCCGCCCCGCCTCACGCGCGGACCGCTCGGCTTCCTCGGCCCGCATCGCCTTCATGCGCTTGAGGTTTTCTGCCTGGCGCGCCTTCATCGCCTCGCGCAGCGCTGGGTCGATGGTGATGGGCTTGCCTTCGCGGTTGATCTTGACCGCCTGCTTGCCGGAATCCGCGCCATGATAAATGCCGTAGGCACCGACGATGTACACCGCGCCGTCGATCATCACCTCGTTGAGCCAGTACCAGCCGCGCTTCTCGCGCGAGTCGTCCTCGGTCTTGACCCGCACCGGCTTGGTCGTGCCGGTGATCAGGAACCCATCGACCAGCAGGCCATAGCCCTGCAGCTGGTCGAACACATCGTCGTAATTGACCTGCAAGCTCATGTCGCCACCTGTATTTTTTTATGTGCCGTCGTCATTCGTCAGCCAGCCCGTTGCCTATGCGGCAACCCCACACCCTAGAAATAAAACGTGGTGCGAATTACC